AATATTAAACGGATGGCCGCTTTAGCCTTTTGGTTTGAATTTCAAATTAAAGTTTTTTTATTACCATTATGCCATTTGGTGATCACTATATATTGATCACCGATATACCGGGGAGAGTTGCAAGAGCGGTCAATCGGTGATCAATTTTAGTCAACATGCCTCCAAAGCGGAACGGTATTTATTCCAAAAACTATTTCATCACTTATCCCAAATGTTCTCTCACCAAAGAGGAAGCACTTTCCCAATTATTAAATATACAAACCCCAACTTCAAAAAAATATATTAGAATCTGCAGAGAGCTTCACGAAGATGGGACTCCTCACTTGCATGTTCTCATCCAGTTCGAAGGGAAATTCAAGTGCCAGAATATGCGATTCTTCGACTTGGTCTCCCCAAGCAGGTCAGCACATTTCCATCCGAACATACAGGGAGCTAAATCCAGCTCCGACGTCAAATCCTACATCGAGAAGGACGGGGACATTCTCGACTGGGGGCAATTTCAGATCGACGGAAGGTCAGCAAGAGGAGGGCAACAGACAGCCAATGACGCTTACGCCGCAGCACTTAACGCGGGAAGTAAGTCGGAGGCTCTTAGAGTCATTAAGGAACTAGCTCCTAAGGATTTTGTGCTGCAATTTCATAATTTAAATGCAAATCTAGACAGAATCTTTCAGGAGCCACCAGCTCCTTATGTTTCTCCTTTTTCCTCTTCTTCTTTCGATCAAGTTCCAGAAGAACTTGAAGTATGGGCTGCCGAGAACGTCGTCAGTGCCGCTGCGCGGGCCAATAGACCAATAAGTGTAGTGATTGAGGGTGACAGTAGGACGGGGAAGACGATGTGGGCCAGATCATTAGGTCCACATAATTATCTGTGTGGACATCTAGATCTGAGCCCAAGGGTATACAGTAATGACGCCTGGTTTAACGTCATTGATGACGTCGACCCGCATTACCTAAAGCACTTTAAGGAGTTCATGGGGGCCCAAAAGGACTGGCAATCAAATACAAAATACGGGAAGCCAGTTCAAATTAAAGGCGGAATTCCCACTATCTTCCTCTGCAATCCAGGACCCAATTCAAGCTATAAAGAGTTTTTGGATGAAGAGAAGAATTCTGCACTCAAAAATTGGGCTTTAAAGAATGCAATCTTCATCACCCTCGAGAGCCCACTCTACTCAGGTTCCAATCAAAGTGCAGCACAGGCTAGCCAAGAAGGGGACCAGACGTCGGAGAGTTGATCTCCCTTGTGGGTGTTCGTACTTCATAGCATTAGCCTGCCACAACCATGGATTCACGCACAGGGGAACTCATCACTGCAGCTCAAGCAGAGAATGGCGTGTTTATCTGGGAGGTTCAAAATCCCCTGTATTTCAAGATAACAGAGCACCACAATCGAGCATTCCTAATGAACAGAGACATCATCACCGTCCAGATACAGTTCAATCACAACCTGAGGAAAGCGTTGGGGATACACAAATGTTTCATAGCTTTCCGAATCTGGATGACCTCACAGCCTCCGACTGGTCGTTTCTTAAGGGTCTTTAGGACTCAAGTGCTTAAATATTTAAATAACTTAGGAATTGTCAGTATTAATAATGTAGTTAGAGCAGTTGATCATGTATTATGGAATGTATTACAACATGTTGTATTTGTAGACCAATCATCTTCAATAAAATTCAATATTTATTAATTTGTCACGGAATCATAGAAGTAGATCCGTATCTTCAAGGTAGCATACACTGGGTTAGAGGCGTGAGTACACGCCATATACAACATTAAAGCATTCTCAGAATGATTCTCATACTTGCCAGCTTCCTGCTGGTTATACACAACATAATTATTAACTCTAATAAATTTCTTCACGAGAGCTTGTTCCTTTGAAGCGTATTGTCCACCGGTGACAGTTGCATACCATTTGCGCAGAACTTGATACCTATCACGATGAACATTCTTCACAGTCGCCGTACTGGGCTCATTATCAAACATATTAAATACCTCTCCAAAATCTTGAGGTTTATCAACAGGTCTACGATCTCTAACCAAGAAAAACATCACACTATTCGTGTGATTCTTCGTCTTAATGTTCTCATCCATCCAGATCTTACCCAACACATAAACAGACTTAACACAAAATCTCTTACCAACTCTATGGGTCAGCCCAGTACCACGAGTAACATCACTAACACACATTACTTTACCTATATGCTGAATATCATGTCTGGACTCAAACGACTGAACCTTACATGGACCTTCACATCCTCTAGGAACATCTGGACTTCTGTACATCCTGTACATCCTGGGCTTTCTGTTCATGGGCCTGTTCGCCCATGCTTTTGCTTTGGTGACGCGGACAATGGGGGCAGCAGCACGGCTCACATATGGGCTGTCGAAGTTGAGACGGCGGCGTACCTTCGAAGCGGGCGTGGAAATGATTATATCTGCTGGTCGCTTCGACATAATTCCTAGCCCTTATTACCAGGATTAAATCCCTTATCAAATCGTAACCCAATGTATCAGGAGAGTAAGTTTTCTCTACTAACTGCAAATATTTAACTGCTAACATACACCTAAAACCGTGAACGGTGTCGGGGAACTCATTTAACAGTGGATCCCACATTTTTCAAACGCATACTTAGCAACGAAGTACTTATAATAAGCGGGAGAATTATTTAAGCTTTGAGCGCGTCATATGATTGGCCGACAAGAGTTAATGGTAGGGCCCACAAAAAAATCGCGCGGCCATCCGGT